CAGACCTTAAACAGCCCTTGGCTGCATAAATCAGGCGACAACTACCTTGACACGCGCCGCGGGTTCTTTCCGCGCACCCTGGGTTGATTTATCCAAGTGAAATGTGGCGGCGTACCGGCATTGAGGTATTGAGTCCAGATCGTCTGTCCAGCGTGGCAACGTTCCTGCCGACCAGGCAAGACGCCAGCTGCGCAACACTGGGGACACGCGAAGTGATGGGTCAGGTAGGCTTTGTCAGCGGCCTCCCAGGAGTCGCGTGGTGTTGTCATGGCAGCGTGTACGCCCGGAAGTGCTCGCGCAGCCGAGCGAACACGGCCGGATGCATGAACAGTCCTTGCGGGGTCCGGAAGCAAGAAGGCAACTGGCTCTCCACGCGCACAGCGGCCCAGCGTCGGCGGCGCTTGGCGATTGGGTGCCGGCGCAGCTCCCAGGCCACATGCACGGTCACTGCATATGGAGTCTGGAATACCGGCACCCCGTTGAAGGTGCTGAACTGGTTGATGTTCATTGCGAGCCCAGAAATGAGAAACCCCGCTCAAAGGCGGGGCTGGTTGATTGGAGGGTGGTGCGAGCTACGCTCGCCAGAAACGGACATGTTCATGGTTCGTCTTCGATCAATGGCCCATCGCTGAAACCCCACAAGATTCCATTCAGGGTGATTGAATAGGTCTGAGCCCATCCGATCCTGCGGTCATGCCGCATGTAGTAGGGGATCACCTTCACGTCGCAGTTGGCGTCTGCGTGTGTGTGAGTCCTGATGCCGTCGGCGCTCGCTGGTATGCGACTCGCCTCAGCCATGGACTCTTTTAGACCGCCTCGATGAGGGCGGACCAGGAACTGCGGGCAAGCCGGAGTTGTCATGGCAGCCACCAAACGGTCCTGTCCGGTCCCGACGCCAAATCCCAGCCGCCGAGCCACTGATGAGGCAAGGAGCGCTGGATCGCCGCCACATCGGCGGACAGGCGCATTTCGGCGACGTGCCGGGCTGCCGCCGCTTCGATGGTGCTGGCCACGGCCGCGCGGGCCTCGCGCTCCAGGCGTGGAAGAAAGTCGGCGCGCTGTGCTTGCAGCAGGCGCAGCCCGGCCAGTAGGTCCGGATGCAGCGCCAAGCAATCGTCTGCAGGGTCCAGGATCTCGTTACGGTCCCAGCAAATCACGTAGCACATGCCGCCGATCACGCGGTTGGTGAAGCCAGGCGCGCGATCAAGGAGGCTGTCGAGCACGTCGTAGAGGCGGCGCAGGTGCTGGCGGTCATCAGGATCGAAGTAGGTGGCGTCCTCGTCGACATCCCATGGGCAGTACCCGCTGGAGAGGTCGTTCATCAGGGAGAGCAGTTCCCCGGCTGCGTCGATGTCGCGTTCGCTAGGCTTGGCCATCTTCATGACGATCCTCCGGTGATGCCTGGCAGCGGGCCGGCGGCCTTGGACGTGAGCCCGGCGCGGCCCCCGGCGGTGAGGTGCAGGCGTGTGACGCGCACGGGGCCGTCTGCGACTACCTCGCGCCGGGCGATGAGCGGATTGGGCCTAGGAATGATGCCGAGCGCCGTCTCAATGGCGGCATCAGCGCAGTCCCAGACTTGGTGCCTGGGGTCCACGTCTTCGAGTGCGTGGCCGCACCGGTCCTCATGCTCGCGCATGACATCCCAAATCGCGCGGGCGACATCTGAGCGCAGCCGCAGGCGGTCGTCGTCGCTCAGCGGCAGCGGCTTGCGCGCCTCCAGCTCTGTCCGCTGGTTCCACGCTGCAATGGCGCTGGCGCGATCACGCCCCACTCTCTCGATGGCGCGAGACGGCTGGCCGGCCACTGGCCTGCAGTGATGGAATACCGATGTGCTGGTTGGCGCGGTGTAGCCCATGCCAGACCATACTTTCCCGTTTTCGCGGATCTCGGTGTTGCCGGCGCCACAGAACGGGCAGGGCAGCAGTTCGGAGGGTGTTGGTGCTGTGGTCATGGTTTGTGCTTTCGAATCAAGTGCCTGGCTTCATTCATGGCGTTGTCGATGGAGCTTCCGTCCACGTACCGAGTTATCTGGCGCATTCCGCTGGTGTACTCGGTGATTTGGGCCAGCAGTCTCAGGGCCGTGGCCAGCGCTTCGTTCGCGGCGGAAGCAGGCAGCCGGGGTGTGCATTTCCCCAGGCATTTGCCTTCTTCAATGCAGTCGCCGCCCGCTTTCCAGCACTCCGCACCTGGGGCGAACACATCTTTTGCTGTGGTCACGGGGTCTGTCCTTTCTCGGCCGGCACGAAGCGCATCACGCACTCTTGATTGCGCGGGATGGTCGCTTCACAGGCCTGTTTCAGAGCCTGTCGGCCACCTGGCTGAGACTGTCGGTGCTCATCCACTGCTGCGGAGATTCCTCCGCCGATCAGGATGCCGAGCACCATTCCAACAATCGTTTCCTGCATGTCACTGTCCTTTCTGCTGCGCCTCTGCAGCCGGCAGGTAGCGCAGCTCCCATGTGGGGTGGAATGGGTAGGGGTCGATGTGGCCGTCCAGCTTGACGATGAGGTGCGCGCCAGATGCCCGGACCACAGTCCCCATCTCCGGCTTGCTGCCTCCCGTGTACTCGACTCGTGCGCCCCGTCGCGCCGGCACGCCGTACTGCTCTCTGATTTTTGCCATGCTCATTGCTGCGGTCCTTTCTGCTGCGCCTGGGCGCGCTGTGCCTTGTGCGCATCACGCACGCCCCACGGGTCGAAGATCGTGCCGCCTTCGCATTCCAGCCAGGCCACAGCTACATGGTTGACTTGTGGAAATCCGGCATCGGTGAAGTCGGTGATGGAGCCGGGGCCCACCGGGCTATCGGACACGGCCTCGCCGATCTGGATGTGGTGCTTCGCCATGTGTCAGCTCTCCTTGTGCGCCCCTTGGGCCAGGGTCTCGAAGTAGAAAACGATGGGCGTGGCCTTTATCTCGACCAGCCCGTATCGGACGGCGCGGCGGAACGTGCTGACATCGCGCATCAGCACCTCGTTAGTCCATGAGCACATCCGGCTCGATGTGCAGCGTGCGCGTGCCGTCCTCGCGGTGCGAGCGGTCCGTGACGGTGAGGGTTTCGCTGCGGCGGTCGCCGAAGATGGCGCGCGGGTCGGCCTTGTCGAACCACATCATTCGGCTGCCGCAGCACACGTCGATTACGCGGGCCTCAGTCATTGGTCGCCCCCTTGGCTGCTGCCTGGGCTGCGGCCTCGCGCGCCTTGAAGCGCTTGCGTGCTGCTCGCGCTTTCATGCCGGCCTCGGCGGGGATGCTCCCGTAGGCCTCGCCATTGCCCGCGAGATGGCGATCTTCATCATCCGCATACCGCGCGCAGACTTCCTCCAGCAGGTGCACCTCGGCCATGGCCTCGCTGGCATCCACTGCAGGCGCAGCAGGTGCTGCCGCTGGGGCAGCGTAAAGACCTGTCACGATCATGCGTCCGTATTCGGGATGCCCTCCGTAGTCCCACTGATCCGCCATCCGCTTGTCTGAGCAGAAAACTGCAGCCGTGCCGCGTCCTGACTGCATTACCGGTGTCGCCATCCATGCAATGGGCTCGGCAGGCGCAGCAGGTGCCTGGGGCGCTGCGATCTGCACAGCGATGTATCCACCAGGGTTGTGGCCGTAGATGCGGCCCCGGCCTTGCTCTGCCGCCCACTGCGGATGCAACCAGCCAACAACTTCGGCAGGTGCCTGGGGCGCTGCTGGAGCGGGCAGGGAGGCCAGCAACACAGCGCCTTCGTCCTGGTACTCGGCCTGAGCGACATACAGGCCATGTCCGCTGTGGCCGTCGCCCACCATCAGGCGGATAGTGATCGCTTCAGGATACTCGGCGTGGTCGCCCAGCATGTCGCGCAGCAGGCCGGCCTGGTCCTCGTCCAGAGTCACGTCCAGGGCCGGCGCCACAGCGGCAGGAGCTGCCCCGGCGAGGCCCTGCAGCATGCTGATGTCGCGGAAGAAGATGTTGCCGTCGCTGTGCACGATTCCGCCAGCGGCGCGGATGGCTTCAAGGGTGATTGCCATGGTTTCTCCTGTCAGGATTCGATGCGCCAGAGCGCTTTGGTGGTGTTGATGACGTGGCCTGCGCGCTGCAGCAGCTGCTGGCACGCGGCCTGGGGTGGGGTCAGGGTCACGCGGCAACCCCGTAGATCAAGGCTTCGTGCGCGAAGTTGGCGCGGGCCAGGGCCTCGGCCAGCGGCGGGCAGACGCTGTTGCCGCACATGCGGACCTGGGCGGTGGTGCTCAGGTCGATCAGCGGCACTTCGCGCGGGTCGGCGGCTTGCTTGCCACCTCGGAACAGCAGGGTCGGGTCGGGCACGCGCTCGAAGTGGTAGTCGCGCGGGAAGCCCTGGGCGCGGAACAGCTCGCGCGGCTTGAGCATGCGCAGCGTGATGTCCACCAGCACCCACCATTGCCCGGCGTGCCACATCAGGACCAGCTCGGCGGGGTCGGGGAAGTGCTCGGGCAGGTGCTTGTGCAGCAGCTCGGCGCAGAGCCGGGCGCGCTCGGCATGCTCGGGCGCCAGCGTTGCAACTGGCACCTGGCAGGTCTGCACCAGGCCCATCCGCGCCTTGGTGGGCACGGTGTGCATGGGCTCGCTGCAGGCGCTGTCCTGGCCGCCCTCGCTGTAGTACTTCACGAGATAGGCCGTGATGAGGCGCTGCTGCGTGCCGCTGGATGTGACCGTGGACATGGGGTCGTCCACCGCACGCCCGTCGCCGTCGTAGAACCCGCCGTTGGCTTGCTCCAGGCACGCGGCCACCATCGCCTGCTCGCCCCGGTTGGCGCCGGTGACGGTGCGCAGCGGCTCGCGCGGGTCGTTGCCGGTGCGCTCGCCGTGGTGCGTAAGGTGAGTCAGGTGGACGGCGGCCAGCGCGCTGGTGGCGCCGCTGGCAGTGACCGTGTTGAGCGGCACTTCCAGGCTCCGCGCGCCATGGCTCCAGCGCTTGCCGCCGGCCGGCCCTTCGCCGTGCCCCATATCCACCAGGTGCGCTGCCACCATGCCCATCTGGATGCCGGTGCTGGGCCGCTTGGGCGTGCCGCCAGCCGTGACCGTTGGCAGGGGCGCGTCTACCGCGCTGCCCACGCTCCCGGTGTTGAACTTCGTGATGTGGGCCATGGCCAGGGCGCTTTTGACGCCGCCGGCCACTACTGTCCCCAGCGGTGCCTCGATGTCCTGCACGCGCGGCTGCTGCCCCTCGCGCTCGCCGTAGCCGATGGTGACAAGGTTGGCGCCCACCAGGGCGTGGTGGGTGCCGCTGGCCGCCACGGTGGACAGCGGAGCATCCACAGCATGGCCGACCAGATGCTGCTCGGACGTGCCGCGCAGCGGGGCCATAACGGGCGCCACCACGGGCTGGGCCACAGCGCGGTGGTTCTGCGTGGTCACGGTGCCGATTGGGCGGTCTGTCGCTGCAGGCCGGCCCGAATAGACCGGGCCGCCCGCGCCGACAATGAACGGGCTGGCACTGGTAAGCACATGGCGCCACAGACCTTTCGCAACGCGGCGCATGGTGTTGTCCACCAGGGGCCGGCGGCGGCCGAACACGCTCTCGGCATGCAGGTCGAAGTCGATGCACTCGGCGGCCGTGCGGTGCGCAGCCAGCTTGCCCGCGATCACACGGCGGTCGGTGGGCTCGGCGTGGGTCTGCTCAGGCCAGACGATGGGCAGACCGTCGCGGCGGGCAACCAAAAACAGGCGCTTGCGGATCGTGGGCGTGCCGTGGTCGCTGGCGCGCAGTTCGCGCCAATCCACCTGGTAGCCGTGCATGCGCAGCTGGCGCACGAACGACTGGAAGGTCTTGCCCCGGCGCGCGGGGTCCGGCCGGGCCTGGCCGTCAGGGCCGACGAGGATCGGGCCCCAGGTCTGGAACTCTTCCACGTTCTCGAGCATGAGCACGCGGGGCTTGCACATGGCAACCCAGCGCATGCCCACCCAGGCCAGGCCACGGATGTGCTTGCTGACCGGCGTGCCGCCCTTGGCCTTGCTGAAGTGCTTGCAGTCCGGCGACAGCCAGACCAAGGCCACGGGCTGATTGCCTGTGACCTGGATCGGGTTCACGTCCCAGACCGATTCGCAGAGGTGCAGCGTGTGTGGGTGGTTGGCCGCATGCATGGCCAGCGCCTCGGGGTCGTGGTTGATGGCGATGTCCACGGGGCGGCCGAATGCGGCTTCCAGGCCGGTGGATGTGCCGCCCCCTCCTGCAAAGTTATCGATGATCAACTCGCCCGGGAATGCGAGTGGCAATGTGAAGGCATCACGCTTCATGTGCGAGTTCCTGTGGTGGAAATGCAAAAAGCCCGAGAGGCGACTGCCAAACGGGCTATGGGAGGTTAGGATTCGCCACCCATGTAAGGAGAGGGCGATGGAGTTGAGTCAGATAATTGATGGTATTGGCGCCGCTGTAGCCTCCGCTAAACCAGTTCAGGAGTATTGTCTATTTTTTTTGAAATGGTGGCCAATGTGCATGACGAAGTCAGAATGGGCGGCTTATTTGCAAGCCCTCGGAGTTATTGTGACTTTGGCATCTACGGCTCACTTTGCAAAGAAATCTTTTGTAAATCAAGCGAAGCAAACGAATCGAATGAATGAGCGTGCTTTCGCGACAGATGAGCACGCTGCCTTAGTTAATCGATTAAATATCTGTCAATTTGTTTTATTCTCTACTCAGAATGCGCGGGATATATTCTATGGCTTATCTCCATTCTTTTTGGAGTCCAGCTCTGGTACCAAAGTACTAAGGCCCCCTGATGCTAATTTTGCCCTTGGTGAGATTGATAAGGCTCTTCATTCTTTTGAAATTCTCTCGGTGATTGAATCAGGTTGTTATAAAGAGTTTGCTGAGTTGAAGCTAAATATAAAGAGAATAGAGCATCATCTTAGTCATCTGAAATTAATTGATGAAAAATGGACATATTCGGCTAGTTTCGAAGAAGTCACTGAATGGTCGGGTATAGGCAAAAGTGTTGAAAAATGCATGGGTACACTGAGCTCAACTAGAGATAAGCTTCGCTTGGAGAACGAATCTATATTGGATGCGAGAAGGAGTCTTGATAACGATATTCATAAAGCAAACTACGATTAGCGTAGACTCTTAGTGTGATAGCTCGTGTTTTATGGCTGACGCATGAGGTATCAGGACAGCGCCTATGCGCTGTGCTCATGCCTCGGGGATCAGGGCTTCGTGAAAGTGCGCCTCGTGGTCATCACCTGCTCTTCGGTGCAATTCACGTCATAGGCTTCGTTCATCCACGGGATGGAGTCGGGGTCGCTGTGCTTTCCACCGCCGTAGTAGTGGGTCCAGCCCACCCAGGATCCGTCTGGCATCTGCTTGGCGACCGCTTCGGTCTCGTAGTTGCGCGATCCAGGTGCGCTGAGGCCTGTTTCCTCGCCGGTGCTGCGCAGCTCATTGCGCGCGTCTTGCAGCATTCCGTCCTGGTCGTGCTCTTCGTAAAGGGCGTCCACGTTCTCGGCGGTGATCGCTGCATCAGCGGCGAGAGTGATGTCTTTCCACTTTGCGGCCAGCAGCAAGATCGCGTGCTTGAGTTTCTGTTCTGGAGTCATGGTGGTCCTCGGTGGTTGTGATGGGAGCGAGGTCAGGCGGCGGAGATCAGGAACGGCGCGCGGTCCTTGCCCACGATCCAGTTCGGCGGCTTGCCCCGGCCGGTCCAGGTCGCACCGGTGGCGGGGTCGCGGTACTTCGGGGCGCCCACGCTGCCCTTGGCCTTCGCAGCGGGGAAGACATCGGCAGCCGTCAGGCCGTGCTCCTGGATCAGCGCGCGGGCTTCGGTCGCAGCCTTCGCCTTGGCTTCGGCCTGAGCGGTGGCGATCTGGGCGTCGAGGGCGGCTTTCTGGGCCAGCAGTTCTTTGTATGCGGTCATGGGTGGTTCCTTGTGTCGCCGCGCGGGCGCCGTGGATTGGTGGATGGGGTGGGGATCAGTGGCCGCAGGGCAGGGCATCGCCGCGGCTGTGGTCTTCGGGCAGCTCGGCGCCGCAGCCGAAGCAGTGCGTGGGCTTCTGCTCGTCCCACCAGATGGCGCGGGCACGTTCGGCGGCGCGGCGCGCGGCTGGCAGATCGCGCTCGGCGCGCGTGGGCTGGTGTTCGGTGTCTTGGTTCATGCTGTTGAGGCCGTGGCCACCGGGGGCTGCATCCAGATGCTGGCGAGCGTGTCGGTGATGCGCGGGCGGGAGTGATTGCGCTTGCGGTAGCGGCGGTACTTGTCACACACGCAGGCGTTGCACTGGTCGGCCAGCCCGTCGGGGCTTTTGACCAGGGCGCGGAAGAAGCCCACGTCGGCGGGCCAGGGCTCGCCGCAGGTGGTGCAGACCTTTTCAAGGGTGGCGGCCATGTCAGAACGGCACATCGCCAGGCTTCAGGTCTGGCGGCGCGCCGGCCGGGGCTGTTGTGGTCAACGAGGCCGGCAGGGCATGGCCCAGGCCAGTGCGACCTTCGCCGCCCAGGGCCTTGATCAGGTCGGGGATGAGTTTGGACAGCTCGCCAGTCGTGATTGCCACATCGGCATCGAAGCCTCCATCGTCCTGCGACTGGCCTTCCATCACGGCATCGAGCAGCGCGATCTTGCGGATCTGCAGACCCTCGGTCAGCACAAAGCTCACGCGGTCGTCCCAGGTCATGGCAACGCGCGTGGGCAGCTTCCCGTGCTCGATGTGCTGCTGCACTTCCGCTATGTCCAGCGGGTGCCGGCCGTACCGGACAACCGATTTGGACTCGTCGCAGGACTTCAGCTCGCACTCGCGGTCCACGCTGAAGCCGGCAGGCGCCTCCTGAGAATTCAGCCAGTGCGCCATGGCGGCCTGTGCGCTGGTCTGCGTATCGACCAGGGCCAGCGCAAAGCCTGTGAGGCCCTCCACCAGCGAGCTGACCACCTCGTCGGCGCGCGCCTGGCTGCCGGTGTCCAGCACCAGGGTGCGGGCCTGCGGGTCCAGCCACACCCACATGGAGCCCTGCTTGGTGAAGGCCATGGGCAGCAGGTCCAGCTTGGCCTCGTCCTTGAGTTCCTTCTTTTCCTTCTTGCCGGGCTTGCGGCCTTCGGTGGCCTCGATGTGGGCGGCCTTCTCGTTGACGCGGCGGTTGAGCACGCTGGCCGGCAGCATCTTGGCCTCGGTCATGAAGCGCATCACCCACTGATTGGCCACGGACTCGGCCAGCGGGCCATGGGGCTCACCGCGCGGCGGCACCCAGCCGGCGCTGCGCTCCTGCGTGGCGCCGCACTCGGCAAACGGGCACTTGCCCAGGGCGGCCTCGACGGCCCGCAGGTCTGGAGTCCAGGAATCGGAGATTCGGTAAATGATCAGGTTCTTGAGCATGGTGTGTCAGGCAAGGGATTTCGGATGCTTGGGTAGGCAGCCCAGGCGGTTAGCTTCTGCGTCGGTCCAGGATGCGTGGCCCAGCAGCAGGGTGTGGGCCTGGGTGGCCAGGGCCAGGTTGGGCTGCACTCGCCTTGCCTGAGCCACGAGCAGATCCAGCAGCTTGGTGTAGGCGCGAGTCTTGAGAATCCCCCAGCCGCCGAACTCGGGCGGCATGCGCTTCACCATCTGTTCGGCCTGAACCCCAATGCCCTTCACGGCTTCCTTGTGAACGAGCTTGGCCTCGTTGCGCAACTGGGCCGCCTCGGTCGAAAGTGCTTTTGCGCGTGCGCGCAGGTTGTAGGCTCCCACGGCGCGTTTCTCGCCCTTTGCTTCTAGGCGCAGCGCGGCGGCCTCGGTGGCCTTGGCCTTGGCCTTGGCACGCATGATCATTTCTTGCGCGTAGAGATCTGCCGGTGTTTGCGACATGGGGTTCTCCAAACGGTGGGTTACAGGGCGCCGCCTTCGGTGTCGTCGGCCGGCAGGTGCTGGATGGCGGGCACAGGGATCGCTGGCGCGCGCGGCGCGGGCCCGGCCAGGAATTCCTCACGCTTCTGGTAGAGCTGGTCGATCAGGGCGTCGGCCAGGCGCGGCAGGTCGCGGGCGTTCATCAGCACAGCGTTGCGGTCCTTTTCAAAGGGCACGCCCAGGGCTGCAAGGTTTGCCGCATTGAGCTGCAACACGGGCGCGAAGGCCGCGCAGATCTGCGAGAGGTTGAGCTTCTCGGGATTCGCCATGGCGATCAGTGGGCCTGTGCCTTGACCTGGGACTCGCGCATTGCCTGGTAGCCGGCGAGCATGGGTTCGAGCTGCTGACGCAGATCCACGCCGGGCTCCAGGTTCGCGCCGACGCTGGCCAGGGCGCAGCCCATGGCGTACAGGCCGCCATACAGGGCAAACGTGTTGCCGTTGCGCTGGCCATAGGCGCTCAGGATTTCGATGATCGGCTCAGCCACATGCGTCATGGCATGGGCGTGGTGGTTGGACGTGATCTCGTGGGTGACGCGCACGCCTTCGATGGGGTCTGTGGATTGGCTCATGAGCTGGTGCTCCAAGTTCAGAAAAGGGGTGCTCCGGAGATGGCGACCGCAGCAGCAAAACCGGCGGCCGAGAAGGCCGACCAGAGGAAAAAGCCGAGGAGTTTGGTCATGGGAGCTCGCGCAGGCATTCCATGGATTGCGGGCCGGTCCACACAACTGCATGACCGGGCGGGCAGGCCTGGGCGGCGCTGTGCGCGCGCTGCACGTCCGCTGCGCTGGGCACGGCGTCCTGGGCAGCACCGGCATCCGCGCAGGCGCTGAGCGCCAGGGCCGCAAGGAGGGCCAAGCACAGCAGGAGCCAGCTGCCAGGCGTGGGCGCCGGGTCCGGCTCGGCCACAGGGCCAGGGCGCGAGGCCTCGCGGAGGAAGCGCGCATCGGGGTCGGGGTTGAAAGGTTCGGAGGGGATCACTCGCTGCATTTCGGCTCTCCTGAAACGACAAATCCGCCGGGTGGTGGCGGATTCGTGGGGTTTGTGGCTTGCTGCTGTCGGCGCTGGGCTGCAGCCTCTGCCAACAGGCGCTCTTCTTCTTTCCATTCGGCAAGTGAGCGCGGCTCATAGGCGGCTTGGCCGCGATCGCCGCGCAGCCGGGTGAATCTGGATCTCATGGTGGATTCCAAAAAAGCGCCCGCCCCACATTGCTGCAGGGCGGGCCAAATGCCGCAAGAAGCGGCCCCCACGAAACAGTGACTCAGTCGTATTGCTCGCTGGCGGCGGACTTGACGTCGTGCTCATGCATATCGATTTCCAGGCTTGTGCGGCCGACATAAAGAGCAAGAAGCGTGGCCTCAAATTCACCGACTGCGTTTGGCAGGCTCATCGGGGTGACCACCTTGTCGTTCAGCGTGAGCGAATAGACTTGACCTTCCCTGGTGAAGGCGAGTCGCATGGAGGCAGAGTGCTTTCCGCGGGTGGATTCTTCGCCGTCCAAATAAAGCCATCCGCCACCGCCGCTGTACTCGCTCATTTCGAGTTCGGCATAGAAGGCCTCGTGGGATTCCTTGAGGAATCCGCTGCGCGCCTGCTGCAGCAAAACCGAGAGCTTGATGCGTGCGGGAAGATCTGGCATGAAGCTGCCCACTGCAGATGTGATGGCCGTCTGCACAGATTTCGCGTTCTCACCTTGGACAGCGCTGGAAACTGCTGCATTAAGCACATGCTGGAACTTGGCAACGTCATCAATTCGCAGGCCATGCGGCATGGCTTCGCTGAGTTGTTCTTTCATTGCATCGCGGAACTTGCTGCGATAACCGGTGGCGTCGTTGATCGCATCCTTGACCGCTTCCGCGATGGCCTTGTCTACGATGGGTTGGATGCGCTCAGCGCTGACGGCCTGGGCGACGATTGCGGGCAGGTCCAATTCGATCTTGATTTCCATGGGGGCTCCTGATTGCGGCCGCGCGGGCCAAAAAACAAAAGGCCCTGCAACTGGTGAAGCTGCAGGGCCTTGATGGAAAGTGCCGATGCCTTGAAAGGCGCGCCTGGGAAGTAGAGAGGGAGGGAGGAGGATGCCCAGGCTCGGCGTGGAAACTGATTGCGTCCACGATACTCTGCCCACGGCCGGGCAAATGTGAACGGAGAGTAAAAGGTGCAGGGCTTCCACCTGCTGCGGCTGGTCAGGCCTCTGCGACCCCGTGGCCAGGGTATGGATTGATGGCCGGCCGTATTCGCCCCGGCTTTCCTTCTATTGACGGTTTGGCGGACTCTCACCGCTTGCGGGTGGGCAACTACCCGTCACGATTGGCCATCACAGATAGGGGCCGGTGCTGATCTCCGGCTTGGCGGCGTTACAAGGTACGGTTGCGACCCGTTTGTCCTATCCGCCCGAGGTTCCTTCTGTCGCATCAGCCTGCGCACTCCCTATCTGTGATGGCCCCGGCGGTGCGCCGGGGACGTTTCGATCCCGCTGTCAATCCGCTCAATCGGGATTGGCAGCGTCGCGCGCCAGCTCCACCAGCATGCGCAAATACTCGGTCTGCACGCGCAACTCGGCCAGCACCGGCTGCGCAGCTGGCTGCTCGGCGGCGAAGTCCTCGCCCAGGGTCTGGGCCAGGCGGTGCAGGATTTCCGCGTTGAAGCTGCGGCCCTCGTTCTGGGCCGAGTTCCACAGAGCCTCATAGATCCCCAGCGGGAAGCGGATCATGGATTTGTGGCTCTCGCGACCAGCACCATGCTGGTCAATCTTGCGTTCTGATGGCGCCTTCATCCTCATCACAGCGCCAGGCGCCGCTCCAAGTCCTGCAACTCGGTCTGCACCAGACGCAGTACGTGGGTCAGCGCGTCGATCTGGGAGACCAGCGGCGCGGCATTCGCCTTCTGATTCCCCTGGCCGCAGTCGCCGCCTGTCTGCCCGGCAGCCGGGCCGAGCACCGGCGCGAGGCGTTTGCCCAGGCGCTGCAGCGTGACCTGCACCTGCTCGACCTGCTCCTTGGCGCTGGCCATGGCGGTTGCTGTGGCGCTCTGGGCAGCTTTGGGGGTGAAGTCTGCGAGGGCGCCCATTCCTTTTGGCACGCTGTCCTGCTGCCCGCTCTGGGGCGCTGTGCCCGAGGCAATGGCGATCTTGTCGAGGGTGTGGTTCACGGAGGTCTCTCCTGTGGTGGTGGCGGAAACAGAAAAGGCCTCCCGAATCGAGAAGCCTCTTTTGTTTCGCCCGTTCTTTCCGGGCTGTCAGCGCTTTCGCGCAGGGCTTTGCTGATCTTGGTATCCCTGAAAACCTCAACATGTTTCTGATCTTGGCAATCCTGTTTGCCTCACCAAACTGCCCGTCTACCGCGCTTTGGCGGACTGTGGCCTGGCAGGACTGCCAGAGCAGAGCAGCGGCCCATGCCCGCTGATGCGTGTGCCGGAATGCCCCGCAGGTGGGGCAAGCATCGGCTGCAACTTGTGAAAGACCGGGGCTTGCCCGGTCGATGCCGTGGTGCCCAACTTCCCAGCCGGTCCGCATGTGCGGTAGGCAAGGTGTTGGGAGAATTCTATAACCCAGGTTATCAATGCGTCAATAACCCTGGTTATTCGTTGGCGCAAAAAAAGACCCGCAGTGTGCGGGCCCCGACATGCTGAGGGGTTATTGCTCAGCAACCCACTTCCCTATGACTACGCCGCAAATGGTTGCCTCGCCATTGATCTCGATGATCTTTGGGCGCCAGTCGGGGTTGAGCGCGCGAAGGTACTTGCGACCATCTTCTTCTAAGTACTGTTTGAAGGTTGCCTGTTGCTGGGCCTCAAGGCGAACTACTACGCGATCACCAGGCTGCGCAGCCCTGCCAGGGTCGACAAAGATCACGTCCCCGGGCTCATAGGACGGCCTCCCTCCTGGATTGCTCATGCTCTCGCCTTCGACATGCAGGCAGAACGTATTGGGCCCGTGTCGCACCGGGCAGGGGAGCCAGTCTTCCGCGTCTTCTGGGCGGAAGTTCCCCACGATGTCAGACCAGTTGCCGGCCTGAACAGAGGAGATCAATGGCACCAAGCGTGGTGCCGGGAGCTCGACCAAATATTGAGCGGGGGGCTCGGCTACATGGCTTGTCGTTACAGGCCTGATCCCTGAAAGCTCCTCGGCGGTTGTTCCTAAGGCCGCTGCGATCTTGGCGCCGTGCTTCGTGTCGCCGCCTTTCTCGATCTTAGCGATAGATACCTGAGATATGCCTACGGCCTCAGCAAGTTGAGCCTGGCTCCATCCTCGCTGCTCTCTAAGCGCCTTCATGCGCTCGCCAAAAGTACTCACTGACATTCGTTGATCCTATAACCACGGTTGTAGGCGGTCAAAAAACTGTGGTTATTGACATCGATAACCTGGGTTATAAAATGAGGTATGAACGAAAAAAACCCCTCCGCTCCGGCACTCCGGGAGGCCATCTCCAAGGCGGGCTCCCAGTCGGCACTTGGCCGGCTTATGGGGCACCCGCAGGCGCTGGTCCATAAGTGGTTAAACAGTTCGCAGCCTCTCGGTGAAAAGCACTGCGTGAAGCTGGAGAGGCTGCTCGGCATCCCTCGGTCCCGACTTCGCCCCACCGATTGGCGTGAGATCTGGCCCGAACTGGGGCAGACCGAAGAGCCCGCTCCCCAGCCCCGGGAGGCAGGTCATGCCTAGGCGGACATCGGGCGGGATGCCTCTGTCTTCGACCGATGCTTCCTTCGTTACAGGTAGCCGCTCAGCCCCTCAGGCTTCCGCCAGACGGACAGCGAAAGGTCGGTGGTTGTCGTGCCGAACTTTGCGTCGTTGATCGTGACGCTGAGCTCTCTCTGGCTGCCCGAAATCTTTTGCAGTGCTTCTGCGATCGCTTTTTCCAAATCTTCCACTGACACGTTTTTCAAAGGTGACGTCATGAATGAATCCGTTCTGATTGGCTTGAATCAAGTTGCTGAAATTTTTGCCCGCGCACCGCTGTCTGCAGAGGCTGCTGACTTGTATCGCCGCGCCACTGGCATCGCTGACGACGAGCAATTTTTGAAGCGTTTGGCGACGCTGGTGAAGGGTAGCAAGAAGTTCCCGCTGCCCGCTGACTTTGGGCTCGATCGGCAGGCCTCGGAGCCGAGTCGGCAGATCTCCTTGTTGCCTGGCGAGTCCATCACGTTCGCTTGCGGAACGACGGTGACGGCCAGCCCAGTGTTGGACAACTCGGCCCGGGAATGCCTGGCCATCTTCCTGGAGAAGGCGCCGGGCGTTGCTCCCCATCACACCCTCGAAGTTTCGCCCACCCCCCAGGAGCAGGGCCATGCATAAGCCTCGCACCGTCAAGCGTCCGGGCCCGCTGCCGCACCAGCAGCGCCTGCACAGCGCCCGGCAGCGCCACCGCAATACAACCCTCCAGCGCTGGGATTCCGAAATCGCCTACTACGAAGCCTTGCAGACGGCGGGGGCCGCGCCGGTGACTCCTGCTGTGCTGGGCACCTACGAGGCGCAGGAAAAGCGTATCGCGGCTGCAGAGGGCGAGGTCACATGGAGCTTCTCCGAGTTCCCCGACGCACCTTCCTCGTTGAGCCGGCGCGCCATCTCCATCACCGACCTTGAGGACCGCATCGTCATCAAGGCGGGCTTCGCTGAGCTGCGGCTGACCCGTGAAGAGACCGCGCGCCTGTTCTCGATTGGCCGCGACACCGGCGGCGAGCAGCAGGGGTAGGTGGGTGGGATTCACATCCTCCCATGCCTGCTGCCAATCCCTCTCATTCATTCCTAGGAGTAGTCCCGCATGCGTGACACCCACGAAAAGCTGAGCCGGGCTGAAGCGGCTGCATTTAGGGCGATCCAGGTGGTCCTGGCGGACCTCGACGCCGAGCAGGCCGAGCGCGTGCTGGCCCGTGTCCAGGACCAACTGGACGAAGAGGCTGGCGGGCCCATGTTCGCCCGCGGCATTGCCGGCCCGCTGGGCAAGCTGGACATCCCGCTGCGCACCAAGGTGGACGAGGCCACGGCCGGCCTGTTCCTGCGCCACTGCGGCCAGCAGGCCACGGACACATCCATGGTGCTGCGCGACTGCGTGTACGCCCTGGTCTACGGCAAGACCTATCGGCAGATGGTGGTGGAGAAAGTGAACCATGACGCGCAGCGTACCGAGGCGCTGGCCAAGCTCATAGGGCCTTTTGGTAGCCCCGAATTCGGAGGGCCTGCCCAATGAACGCGGTCACAGCAATTTCCGCAGCCGTGCTGACCATGAGCAGCCGGGAGATCGCCGAGCTGACGGGCAAGCGCCATGCTGACGTGATGCGCGACATCCGCACCATGATGGAGGCTCTGCAGCAGAACGCGGATTTGCGTTCTGTTTGCAAATCAAGCACTTACGTCGGAGAAAACGACCAGTCCTACCCCCAGTACGAATTGGACAAAGACACCAGCTTGACGCTGCTGCTGGGCTACGACGTTGTGGCGCGCATGAAGGTGGTGAAGCGCTGGCAGCAGCTGGAGGCCCAGGCCGCGCCAGCGGTGCCGCGCACGATGTCTCAGGCGCTGCGCCTGGCCGCTGAACAAGCCGAGCAGATCGAGCTGCAGCAGGCCGCCCTGGCACTGGCCGCGCCCAAGGCCGAATACGTGGACCGCTACGTGGCCGCCAATGGCGCGAAGGGCTTCCGTCAGGTGGCCAAGCTGCTGGGCGCGAACGAGCACGCATTCCGGGCCTGGCTGCAGGACGAAAAGATCATGTACCGCCTGGGCGGCGAGTGGACGGCGCACCAGTGTCACATCGATGCCGGCCGCTTTGTCGTGAAGACGGGTGTGGCCCAGGCCAACGAGCATGCCTTCAACACCACGAAGTTCACCCCCAAGGGCGTGAACTGGGTAGCCGGCCTGTGGGGCCAGCACCAGGCCCGCCTGGCGCAGGAGGGTGCGCAGCAATGAGCACGATGATCATGGCGGCCTGCTGGCCGCTGGCAATGTCCCCCGCCCAGAAGGCTGTGCTGATTTCCCTGGCTGACCAGGCCAATGATGACGGTGTGTGCTGGCCCGGCGTTGCGACGATTGCGAAGCGCACCTGCCTGTCTGAACGTGCGGTGCAGGATGCCATCGCATGGCTGCAGACCGTGGGCGTGGTGTTCCGGGAATACCGCATCAACTCGAGCACCAGCTACACCATCACGCCGGCCAACTTCAACCCGGCTGCAGCGCCTGCGAAGCGCAAGCGTGGCGCAGGTGCACATGCCGCACCGGGTGCAAATGGCGCGCCTCCCGCAAATGGCGCACCGGGTGCAGACGGCGCACCACCCCCCGCAGTTGGCGCACCAGGGGGTGCAGATGGCGCACCTCAACCCCCGCAAATGGCGCACCCCAGGGGTGCAGATGGCGCACCCAAATCATCATTGAACCGTAATAGGAACCGTAAAGGAACCGCCAAAGAATCATTTCCGCCGGCGGCGCCGCCGGCCCGCAAAGGGGAGGGCGGCCTGTCCGATGCCGAGGACACCGCACTGCAGGAGTCCTGCCGCGCCACCTGGGCGGCCTACAGCCAGGCCTACGTGCAGCGCTACGGCGTGAAGCCCGTCCGCAATGCCCAGGTGAACGCCAACGTGAAAGCGCTGGTGAAGCGGCTGGGCTACGAGGAGGCGCCGCTGGTGGCGGCCTGGTACGTGGGATGCGTCAGCGAGGCCTACGTGCTGAAGGACTCGCACGGTGTCGGCGCGCTGTTGGGTAAGGCCGAGAGCTACCGGACGCAGTGGGCACGCGGCCAGGCCATGACCGGCACTGCAGCGCAGGCGGCCGACAAGACCAGCGCCAACTTCGACGCCATCGAGGAGGCCAAGCGGCTGCTGCGCCAGCGTGGCGGCCGGGGCAACGGGGAGGGCGGCAATGCGTGACGACCTGGACACCGACTGGCTGCTGGAGGAGCTGGGCGCCACGATGGAGCTGAGCGGCCAGCAGGTCCGGCCTGCCGCGCTACTGCTGCTGGCGGAAGACCTAGCCCACATCGAAAAGCCTGTGCTGCGCTTGGCCCTGGCCCGCATCCGCGCTGAGCACCGCGGCCCGATACTGACCGGCACCGTGCTGCAGTACGTGGACCACGCCATGGGCCGCATGCTGCCGGCCGAGGCCTACGCCCTGGCGCTGACCAGCGCAGACCAGCAGGCCACTGTGGTGTGGACCGATGAGATCGCCCAGGCCTGGGCCGTGGCCGCGCCGCTGCTGGATGCCGGCGACAAGTTCGGCGCCCGGCAGGCCTTCATCGAGGCCTACGGCAGGATCACCGGCGAGGCCCGTGCACTGCGCCGTCGTCCTGTGGTTCAGGTTAGCCTGGGGCACGACCCCGAAGCCCGCACGCGCGCCGTGCAGGAAGCCATCACGGCAGGCAGGCTGCCGGGCGGGCTGGAGGGCCTGACTGACGACCTGCGCGAGCAGCTGCAGCTGCCGGCCCCGCGCGCCGCCCTGGCGCTGCCGGCACCTGAGTCCATGCCCAGCGGCCCGAAGCGTGAGGTGCTGTCCAAGCTGGCCACCCTGCGCGAAGCCTTTGCACTCAAGGCCGCGCGTTTCACGCCCGTGCAGGTTCAGGCCCGCGCCGGCCGCATGCGCCTGAGTCAGGCCAAGCGCCGCGCTGCCGCCGCCGTGGCGCAGCACCAGCAGGGGAGCCAGCCATGAGCGCCATCCATTCCGCCGTGAGCCGCGACTACCTGCGGCTGCCCTACACCTACACGCTGGCACAGGAGCTATCGGCCAGCGAACGGCAGCCGCTGCACCAGCGCAAGCGCGAGCCCTTGGCTGCTGCAGTCCTGGCCGCCGTGCATGCCGTCGGCTATGCCGCTCCCACCGTCCAGCACTGGCGCGACCTGGCCGACGCCGCGAACCTGTCCGAAACGCTGCTGGGCATGGGCGTCTTCACCGAGCCCGAGGCCCAGAGCCTGTTTGCTGATGCGGTGGCGGCCGTCGTGGACCTGGGCCGTAAGCACGGCCACGGCCAGGAGATGCGCCTGAACGCCGTGCAGCTGGGCCACCTGGTCGAGTTCGGCGAGGCCTACGGCCAGGTGCTGGAGGTGATCCCGGCACGCACCTTCATCCGCGCGCACCGCGCCACCGAACGCCGTCTGCGCGAGCTGCTGGTCAACAGCCACGGCAGCGACACCCATGAATTCATCGTCGTCTGATCATCAATGGCAGCAACACCAAATCAATCTCAGCGCGGCAGCCGTGGCGCACCTCGTCAAGCTGGCCCAGCAACCCGGGTGGTGGGAGTACGTCAAGGCCAGGGCCAGGGAGCTGGACAGGGACGAGTCCCGGCTGTTCGTGGACATCGAGCAGCAGGTGGTGCAGCAGCTGCAGGCGCTCGCCTGGCGCCCGCCGCCCCGTGCGTGACGGTGCCGGCTGGCCACCAAGGCCCGATCACGGTGCTGGGCATGGATCCGGGCAAGCACACGGGCCTGGCCTGGATCGTGGATGGCCAGCTGCAGGCGCTGGAGGAGATTGCGCCAGCGCAGATCCTGCAGACGCTGCAGGGCAGGGCGCCCACGCTGGTGATCTTCGAGGACAGCCGCAAGGCCCGGAAGACCTGGACCGGCCAGGGCAGTGCCGCGGCGCGAGCGAAGATGGCGCGCAACGTGGGCGAGATCGACGCATGGTGCGTGCTGATCGAGACCCTGTGCGCCAGCCTCGGCATTGCCTGCTTCGGCCTGGCGCCAAGCGCGAAGGCCGGCAGTGCCCACGGCGCCAAGATCGATGCCGCCACCTTCAGCCGCCTGACCGGCTGGGCCGGCCGCAGCAATCAGCACCAGCGTGACGCCGCAATGATCGCGTGGTCCTTCCGGAGGGCCCGGCCATGAAGCGGATCTACATCGCTGGCCCGATGACAGGCCTGCCCGAGTTCAACTACCCGGCCTTCAACCGCGCTGCAGCCACGCTGCGCGCCCAGGGCCACCACGTCGAGAACCCGGCCGAGAACCCCGCGCCAGCGTGCGGCAGCTGGGCTGGCTACATGCGTCTGGCGCTGCCGCAGCTGTGCACCTGCGATGCCGTCCACCGGCTGCCGGGCTGGAAGCAGTCGCGCGGCGCCCGGTTGGAGAGCTTTGTGGCGCGCGTGCTGGGTCTGGAGGTGCAGGACTTCGATGCCAGCGCAGGGGAGGGCGGTGCACATGCTTGATTTCCGCCCCGACCTTCCGCGCCGTGGCCAGCGCGGCCCCGTGCGCGCCGCGCCTGCACCCGCCCCTGTGGCGTGGCGCCGCAATGCGCGAGCGCATCGAAGGCCCTGATGCCCTGGGACGCTACCGCTTCTCCGTCTGGTCGGAAAACCGCTGCTGCCGCCTGGAGCAGTACGGCCCCACGCGTGTATGCGTGATGGGCGACCACGGCTTCCTGGTGCAGGTCGATGTTGAAGGGGATGTCCGATGAGGGTAATGCTCGTCTCCGAAATGGCCCGAGAACTGATCGACCGCCCGACCAGCAGGCCCAGCTTCATCCTTCACCCTTCGTGGCGGCCTTTGGTGGATGCGCTGATGGCTGACCCCAATCCAGAGGGCGAGGCCGCGCTGACGCGGGCAGCGTTGAACGGGGCAAGCATCCTGTATCAGCGTTGCCCTGTCCGCCCTGCGTTGCCCACCGGCGGCGTCTTCGACACCTTCCCGTGGGAGGTAATGAACCGTCTGGATGCTTGGCGGGAGGCGCATCCATGGCGCTGACACGCAGGCCGTTCAAGTCCAAGAGTCCATGGCCTGTGGCAGGCACCGGCAATCTGGACCGCGAAGAGCGCCTGGCGCAGCGCGCGGCCCGCGCCATGGATAGTGCCCGCGCCACGGCCGGCATGGCGTGCACCAGCATCGTGGTAATGGGCGGAGCCAGCACAGGCCTGGTCGTGCCCAAGACTGAAATCCTCGAATGTGAGGCCTACCGCCGCGCCGTGGCTGCGCTGCCCTGCATCTGGTGCAACGTGGTCGGCTACAGCCAGCACGCGCACCTGAACCTCGGAAAGGGCATGGGCCTGAAGACAGATGACCGCACAGGCTTCCCGCTGTGCTGCGCTCGCCCAGGCATTGAAGGTTGCCACATCCCTTATGACCAATACCGCCTCATAGAAGGCGGCCGCGAACAGCACCGCGCATACGGCCTGGAATGGGGCCGCATCACCCGCCACACGATTCTTGAATCCGGCCAATGGCCACAACGTCTGCCCCTCTGGAGTGAAACCGCATGAACCAAGCCACCACCAGCACCATCCACAAGACGCCCGGCGGCAATCCGGACACTGGCGCGGTCGAGGCCGTGCCCACGCTGACGCAGGTCTATGAGGCAATCCGCCAGCTGCACGAGGCCGGTGAAGAGCCCACGCGCGACCGCATCCACAAGATGACAGGCCTGAACCTCACCACGGTGGACGACCGCATCAAGGTGCTGCGCGGCGAGGGAATGATTGCGGCGGTGAAGCAGTGTTACCGCCCGGTGCACCAGCATGGGCCAGCGCGGGATGTCGTCATCGTTCACCTCAACGATGGGCGGACCTTGGTGGAGATTGGGGAGCATGTGTTGCATCTGGTCCGCCCCGAAGCCGCGCGCCTCGGTCAGGGACTGGCAGGCGTGGCGCTGGAGCACACGGCCCTGACGCGCGTCACGGAGTTGCAGGACCAACTGCTGGAGGAGGTGGCCAGACGTAGAGACCTGGAGCGCGAAGTGAAAGCGCTAAAAGCTCAGCGGCGTGTTGACGGACGTCAGGGTGATCTGCTCAGTGCGCTGTCGGGCCAAGCTGCAGCGTAGGGTCAAGAAAAAGCCAGATGCGCGCGGGCTTTTTCGAGTCAAACGGCCCGCGCAGTCTGCAAGGCGGCCAGCACCTTGCGCTGGTCCAGGGCGCTGGCCGCCCCGGCCCTGAGCATGACCAACTGGCCGGTGCGCAGGTTGCGCGCCAGCGCGCCGATTTCGTGGCCGCGCTGCACTGTGCCCAGCATTTCCCAGCCCGGCAGCTCGGTCCATTGATAGTGGCGCCAGGGGCCACCGTGGTGCACCACCAGCTTGGCGCGCTGTGTCATGCCTGGCTGTACCAGCCGCAGCGCACCACCTCTTCGAGTTCCACGGGGGCGCCCTGCATCATGGGAGTGTCCAGCTCAACAAAGTAGCCGTAATCGTTGCTGTAGCTGGCTCCCTTGGCGGTGCCTATCAGCTTCCAGTCGCCGTAAAGGCTTTCCTGATGCACCAGGCCCTCGGCACCCGCAACGGGCACAGCCTGCAGCCCGCTGGGTGCGGCAGGTGTATTGGTTGCAGCGTATTGCACGCCGCTCATGCCCGGCTCGGTTTGCTCTGCGGCCCAGATATAGGAAATTGCGCTCATTGTGGTTCTCACTTGCCCCTCATTGACGGGAGGCGCCGCTGGCGGCGGTGTGCTGCCATGGGTTCAATACTATTGCGCAATCATTGCGCAGTCAACCCCCTTTTTCGTTTTTGCGCAAAATTCCCACGGCTGCATAGCACATGGCCATCAGCTCGGCGCTTGATGTATGCGCGCTGTTGTCGCGCGAGATGGTGCGGATGCGGTCCAGGCGGCTGCGTGCGGTGGGTAGGCCGTTGCGTGTCATCTCATCGGCCAGCGCGGTGGCGTCGATGCCTGCAGCGCGTGCCAGTTGCAGGATGGCCGCCGCCAGGTCCCCCAGCCCTGGCACTGTGGTGCGACTGTCGGGCCAAGGGTGTCCTGCACGGCGCGGCCGTACACGCTCCAGCAGCTGGCCGTCCCTCTCCAATACCACCTCGGTGCGCTCATCCTCGGTGTTGGTGTCGCGGGCGGCCCGGTCCCAGGCCGCCACGGCCATGGGCGCCCAATCGGTTTGGCAATACAGGGTGTTTCCCTGGTAGATGCGCCACTCAGGCATGGGCCGGCTCCCGGGCTTTCCAGCTCATGCGGCGGCGGTAGGCAATCGCCTCGCGCACCTCATTCCTTGCCGTACGCACGATGTCGGGGCGGTTGTCCCAGATCCAGTCTTCGATCTTGCGGCGCGCCGATTCCGCGCTCTCGAAATACGGGCGCGCGGCCCACGCCTGGCGCCATAGCTCCCGGTCGGCGGATTTCCGCAAGTCCAGCGGCCCGCCAAAGAGGGGCTTGCCCCGTGCAAAGCCTATGGGCGGTTGGCCGTCCCAGTAGCTGTTTTGGGCGGTGCATTTGGGTTCGCCGTGCAGGTAGACGTTGACCTGCCCAGGCGGCTGCAGGCCCTCGCGCACAAAGTCGTGCGTTGGGTCCAGCCAGGCCAACCAGCGGCCATAGCGGGCGCGCTGCACGCAGCCGAACGAGGCAACGAAGGCGCGCACCTCGGCATCAAATTCCCGGTCTTCGGTTTGCATCATCAATCTCCGGTGGTGCTGCCTATGCGGCAGAGAAGCTACCTGTTCGGTAGTGGAGAGAGCGGAGCCCGCTGATGGAGCACAATCACTGCGGTATTTCCTAAGCTGCCTGCTCGGCAGTCGGCGCCTATCTGGACGGCACCACTATAGCAGTCAGGCAATGAAGAATTCGCCGGGGTTGATCTCGCTGGCCATGCGGCCATCTTCCAGCTTGGCCCACTTTGCATCCCAGGTCTTGCCGTTGCCGATGGTGGCGCGTTGCGCGTTGACCAGGTTCCACTGGCGCCCGGCATTGATTTCCTCGGCCACGCGGGTGCCGCTGAATGCAACGCTTTGGCCGCTGGCCAGGGTGGCGGAGGTCTTGGCGACGATCTGGCCGTTGCTGATGAGGTAGGACATGGTTTTTCCCCTTTGGTGCGTTCGACCTGTGCGGCCGAGACTTCCCGGATCTGCCGGGCCAGTGGCCGCTTGTTGCTGCCATGGGAAGAATAATAATGCGCAATGATTGCGCAGTCAACGCCTTTTTTCAGAAGCCACTCAAGCCGCGTTTGTGCGCTCCACTTCCCAGCCCAGGCAGGCCAGGGCCACGGTGCGGGGCACGGGCTTCTCGCCGGTCAGGTAGTACAGCAGCATGCGGCGTGAGATACCCAGGGCCTCGGCTGCAGCGGTCTGCGTGAGGCCATTGCGCTGCATCCATTCCGTGATTTCTTCGGCCGTGTGGGCGGTGGGTGGTTTGGCTGTCATGCCGGAATTCTATGCGCAACTGTTGCGCAATGTGGCGCGTCGCGCGGAGCGCCCCGGCTAGGGTTCGACGGCCCTAGGCCATGCCGGAACACTTCCGGCCATGGCCCAACGTCCTGCCGGCAAGTCCGAGCCTCCAAAGAAACCTCTCCCCAAGAAGCCTGCTGCCCCCAAGAAGGCCGCAGGCTCTGCCGTTCCTGCGAAGCGCCCAGCGGCCAAGAAGCCTACGAGCGCGACCGCGAAACCCGCATTGAAGAAGGCCCCGGCAAAAAAGGCCGCCCGCATCAAGAGCACGGATGCCCAGGCGCTGACCGCGAGGGAGTCGAAGTTCATCGATGAATTCCTGGTGGACCTGAATGGAACCCAGGCGGCGATTCGAGCCGGCTACAGCTCCAAGACTGCCCGGCAGATCGCCTCTGAGAACCTGTCAAAACCTCACATCCAAGTCGCGATTGCGGAAGCCCGAAAGCAGCAGCAGGAGCGCACGCAGATCACTGCCGACGCCATGCTGCAGCAGGCTTGGCTGATCGCTACAGCCGATGCACGCGAACTGATCGAGACCAAGGTCGCATGCTGCCGCCATTGCTGGGGGGAGAACTTCCGCTACCAGCGCACCGTCAGCGAGATGAACCAGGCACGCGAGTCATGGCGTGCTGAAGGCAAGGCGCCCGAGGATTTCGATGAAGAAGGCGGCATCGGTTTCAACCCCCACCGGCCGCCGCACCCGGACTGCACTGCATGCGTTGGGGATGGATATGCACGCGAGGTCATCAAGGACACCCGCTACCTGAGCCCAGCCGCTGCCCAGTTGTATGCCGGCGTGAAGCGTACGAAAGATGGCCTGCAGGTCCTGACGCACAGCAAGGAGGCCTTCGCAGAAAAAATCTGGAAGTACCTGGGCATGTACGAGAGGGACAACCAGCAGAAGTCAGACCCGCTGGCCGCGCTGCTGCATCGCATCTCCAAGGAGAACGGCAACGGCTTCGCGCCCATTGCAGATGACCCGGAGCGCACAGGCCCCCGCGCGGGCTCCACGCTGCAGGTGAAGCAAGACCCGGCGGACGAGGAGGATTGAGGCTGTGGCCGCGCGCGTCCACAGTGCTCCCCTGAACCGGCTCCCCGACACGCCCGAGGAGCTGGAGCGGTGCTTGCGTGATCCCGAATGGCGCCTGTTCTCCGGCTGCCTGTACAAGATCATGGTCAAGGGCGATTCCAAGGATGGGGAAGAGGCTGACACCTTCACCATGCCCTTCCGGCCCAATCGCGCGCAGAAGCGTTTCATCAGCCGGCTCTGGCACCGCAACATCATCCTGAAGGCGCGGCAACTCGGCTTCACCACCCTGATCGCAATCCTGTGGCTGGACCACGCGCTGTTCAATGCGGATCAGCGCTGCGGCATCATCGCGCACGACCGCGAGGCGGCCGAGGCCATCTTCCGGGACAAGGTGAAGTACGCCTACGAGAACCTGCCCGAGGAGATTCGAGACCGCTTCCCCCTGGCGCGCGACAGTGCCGTGGAGCTGCTGTTCGCCCACAACAACAGCAGCGTGCGCGTGGCTACGTCCATGCGCTCGGGCACCATCCACCGGCTGCACGTTTCTGAGCTGGGCAAGATCTCGGCACGCTTCCCGCACAAGGCCAAGGAGGTGATGACCGGCTCCATACCGGCCGTGCCGACCACGGGCATCCTGGTGATCGAGAGCACGGCTGAAGGCGCCAACGGCGAGTTCTACCACCTGTCACAGCGGGCCGAGGCCCTGCACTACACGCACAAGAAGCTGAGCCCGCGCGACTACCGCTTCCACTTCTACGCCTGGTGGCAGGAACCCAACTACCGGATGGACGCTGGCCTGGTCCATGTCGCGCGCGAGCAGCACGACTATTTCGACCAGGTCGAGGTCGAGATGCAGTGCACCATCGATCTGGAACAGCGGGCCTGGTATGTGGCCACCCAGGAAGCGGACTTCCCCGGCGCGCCAGAGCGCATGTGGCAGGAGTACCCGTCCACGCCGGCCGAGGCATTCCAGCAGTCCAGCGCGGGCCGGTACTACGCCAAGGCCATGGTTGCGCTCACGAAGCGCGGCGGCATCACCTCGGTGCCCGAGCTGGACCTGCCGGTCTACACGTTCTGGGATATCGGGCGCGCGGACGGCACAGCCATCTGGTTCATGCAGTCCCTGCGCGGCGAGGACCGCTTCATCAACTACTACGAAGAGCACGAGGAAGACCTGCGGCACTACGTGCGCCACCTGCAGGGCCTCGGCTACGTGTTCGGCGGGCACTTCCTGCCGCATGACGCGAATCACAAGCGCCTGAGCGATACCAACCGATCCACAAAGCAGCAGCTGCAGGCGCTGATGCCGGGCCAGCGCTTTGTGGTGGTTCCGCAGATCACCCAGTTGCAGACTGGCATCTCGGCCGTGCGCAAACACCTGCGTGGCGCCTGGTTCGACAAAGAGGCTTGCGCCTTCGGCCTGGAGCGGCTGCGCGGCTACAGCAAGAAATTCAGCCGGGCCCTGAACAAATTCATCGATGAGCCCGACAAGTCCAACGGCTGCACGGAAGGCGCGGACGCGCTGCGGCAGTGGGCGCAGGCGAAGGAAAGCGGGCTCTTCAACCCCAATGACGATGGGTACGGCGCGCGCGCCGAGCCCGAAGAGGAAGAGGATGCGCCGGACTGGCGCGCGTGAGGCACTGCCATGAACTATGCAACCCCCCCAAGCACTGCAGACCTGGGCGCGGCGCTGACGCCGCACGAATATGCCCGCATCATCGATGACATCCTGGAGCAGCCACCGTGGCGCCGGCAGGCCGACATGGAAGCCGACTATGCCGACGGCAACCAACTGGGCAGCGAACTGCTCGCGCGCATGAAGCGCTTCGGTATCCCTCCAGCCAAGGAGAACATCATCGGCCCGGCGATTGCGGCCGTGTGCGGCTACGAGGCCAAGACGCGGACGGACTGGCGCGTGACACCCGACGGCGACCCAGGCGGCCAGGACGTGGCCGATGCGCTCAACTTCCGCTTGAACCAGGCAGAGCGCCACAGCCGGGCAGATCGCGCGATCAGCGATGCGTTTAAGCCGCAGGTGAGCGTGGGCCTTGGCTGGGTGGAGGTTGCACGGGCCAGCGATCCCTTCGCCTACCCCTACCGCTGCCGGTATGTGCACCGCAATGAAATCTGGTGGGACATCCGGGCGCAGGAGGATAACCTGTCCGATGCGCACTGGCTGCTCCGGGAGCGGTTCATCCGCAAAGACCGGGTCGCGGCGGCCTTCCCCAAGCACCGCGATCTGATCATGCGCGCGGACTCCGCATCCGGCCCAGGCGGATACGGCGGCTATCTGGGCGAGGGTGGCTACTCCACGGGCTTGGTGCCGGGCCTGGATGTGTCCCGGGCCTGGACTCCGCGCGAGCATGCCTGGTATCGCTCGGAGACCGACGAGCTCAGCCTGTGCGAACTCTGGTACCGGCGCTGGGTGTCGGCGCTGGTGCTGAGGCTGCGCGGCGGCCGCGTGGTCGAGTTCGACGAGTCCAACCAGCAGCACCGCCTGGCCGTGGCCTCGGGCGCGGGCACGCTGTCGCGCGAGACCGTCACGCGGCTGCGTCGGTCCTACTGGATTGGACCCATCTGCCTGCACGACGGCCCCACGCCATACCCACACCAGCATTTTCCATATGTGCCGTTCTGGGGCTATCGGGAAGACCAGACGGGCATGCCCTTCGGCCTGGTGCGCGACATGCTCTTCCCGCAGGACAACCTGAACAGCACCATGGCAAAGCTGCGCTGGGGCATGGCCTCGCAGCGAGTGGAGCGGACCAAGGGCGCCACAGCGATGACCGATGCGCAGTTGCGTCAGCAACTGGCCAGGCCTGACGCAGACATTGTTCTCGACGCAGAACACATGCAGCAGGAGGGCGCGCGCTTTCAGGTGCACCGCGATTTCCAACTCGATGCACAGCACTTCCAGTTGATGGAAGACAGCAGGCGCGCGCTGGGCCGTGTCAGCCCCGTCACGCCGGCCATGCAGGGCCAGGCCGGCACCGCGCGCAGCGGACTGCAGGAAACCACCCAGGTGGAGCAGTCCCAGATCGGCATGGCTGACTTGATGGACAACACCAAGGACGGGCGCACGATGGTGGGCGAGTTGCTGATGTCGCTGATCATCGAGGACATGGGCGACGAGGAGCAGACCATCGTGATCGAGGGCGACGTGCTCAACCCACCGCGCACCGTGGTGCTGAACAAGGCCGAAGAGGACCCCGACACAGGCTTGGCCTATCGGTCCAACGATGTGCTGCGCACGCGCATGAAGGTCGCTCTGGAGGACGTGCCGAGCACCAGCAGCTTCCGAGGCCAGCAGCTCAGCTCGCTGTCCGAGGCGGTGAAGTCCCTGCCTGAGCATATCCAGGTGGTTGCGCTGCCATTCCTGATTGACCTGATGGATCTGCCCCGCAAGAAGCAGGTGGTGGAGGCCATCCGCGCAGCATCGGGACAGCAGACGCCGGAGCAGATCGAGCAGCGGGTGCAGCAGGAGGTGCAGGCCGCGCTGTTGAAGGCCGGCCACGAGTTGAAGGCGCGCGAGCTGGAAATGAAGGAGCGCATGACGGACGCCCAGATCAAGAAGGTGATGGCCGACGCTGTGCAGGTAGGCGTGCAGGCCGCCTTCTCGGCGATGCAGGGCGGGGCCCAGGTAGCCATGAATCCTGCCATCGCGCCCATTGCCGACGCCATCATGCAGGGCGCTGGCTACCAGAAGCCCAATCCAGGCGGCGACGACCCGGACTTTCCTGTGCCTGGCGTTGCGGCCGGCGGCCCAGCGCCGCAGTCTGGCGGTCCGGGCGCGGCCGGCGACATCGCCCAGGTGCGCGAGAACACCAGCCCCGCATTCCCGCCAATCCCTCAGGAGCCGGCGCGCGGCATGCAGGGGATCGAGACGGCCACCCCTGCCGACAACCTATAGCGGCTCACTCCGTCCAGAGTTGGATGCTGCGCGCGCGCGGCCTGACACTGTGTTCCACGTTGAAGGCGAAAGCCAGAGACGAGAAGCCTGCCCGTGATGGGTCGGCACCTCCCGCAGCTGGAGAGCGTGATGGTCGGGGCTTCGGCCCCGGCCTGATCCTCGAATCTGCGTGCCCCTTCAAACAGGCCCGGCCGGATAGCCGGGGATGTGGAGCACCTACATGCCGATGACCCCTGAGCAACTGCTCGAATCCGCCTTTGCAGGACAACTGGATCTGGACGCGGACGCGACCAAGACCGCCGAAGCCAGCAACGCCGCGAGCACTGCTACTCCCGCAATCGCCACCCCTGGCGCTGAGCAAACTGCTGCGGCGCCTTCTCCCGCTCCTGCCGCTGCACCCGCTGTTGCAGCAACCCCGGCTCCTGCACCTGCTGCAGGCGCGGCGCCCGCTCAGGATGACGAGCCGGCCGGCGCGCCTATTGCCAGCAAGTCGGGCAGCTACACGATCCCGTTTGAGAAGCTGGCTCAAGCTCGCACCGAGCGCGACCAGTTCAAGGCGCGCGGCGATTCGCTGGAGAGCGAGAACGCCACCTTGAAGGCTCAGATCGACCAGTTGACCCGCAGTCAGCAAACTAACCTCGCACAGGCCCAGGCGGATGCCTCGGCTCGCGAGCAAGCGGGCGCGGCGCCAACCTCGGCTGACAAGAACTTGGCCATTGCCCAGGCCGCCGCCTCACAAGGCGTGGACATGGCCCTTTTTGGCGACTTCTCGGAGGAGGGCATCGCCAAGGGCGTGGCTGCGTTGGTGGACCAGCGTGCCGCAGCACTGGTGGACGCACGACTGGCCCAGGCCATGCAGCCGCTCCAGCAGCGCGAACAGGTCAGCGCCCGGCAGGCGCACGACAACGCTATCTATGCGGCCCACGCGGACGCGGACGAAATTGCCGACTCTGCCGAGTTCAAGCAGTGGGTGGATGCCCAGCCTGCTTTCGCGCGCGCAGCCGTGGCCAATGTCCTGCAGAACGGATCCGCCGCCGAGATTGTGGAAGTCTTCAGCACCTTCAAGGGTGCCAAGCCCGCCGCTTCTCCCGCAGCCAGCCCGGCCGCTCCTGCCAATGCCGTGGACGCGGCCGTGGCAAAGGCGAAAGCTGATGCAGAGCAGGCCGTGCCGGTGAGTCTGTCCGAACTGACGGGCGCGGCTGCTGGTGCCAGTGAAGCGGAGCGCGCGCAGGCACTGGCCAACAACCCCGCGGCGCTGCTCAACGTGATGAGCGGTATGTCACCGGCAAAGATCGATGCCTTGATGAACAGCTTGGCGTGAACCGCTGAATATTTTTTGAAACCCGGGCCACCTCGTGATGAGGCAGCCCTCTCCCCAAGACGGAGGACATATGTCCGGAAAAACCAATGTGGCAACCGGTTCGCCGAATGCCCAATTCGTCCAGGCTGCCGGGCTGTTCGCTCAGTCCATGCAGCGCAATTCGACGCTGAACCGCATGGTGGGCACCGTCCCCCAGGGCGAGGCTCACGTCAGCGCCGTGCTGAGCAAGCAGACCTCCACCGACATGCCCATCGTGCGAACGGTGGACCTGACGCGTGGCAAGGGCTCCGAGGTGGAGTTCCACTTCGTGCAGCCCACCAATGCCTATCCCATCATGGGCAGCCGCATGGCCGAGGGCAAGGGCACGGGCATCGAGTTGGACAACGGCCGCGTGCGCGTGAACCAGGTCCGCTTCCCCGTGGATATCGGCGACACGATGACCGACATGAATTCCCCCGTGGAATTCCGTCGCATCGGCCGGCCCATCGCGCTGTCGCTGATGAACGGCTACCAAGACCAGCTGATGCTGACCCACTTGGCCGGCGCGCGCGGCTTCCACGACAACATCGAATGGCGTCTGCCGACCGAGGCTCACCCGCAGTTCGCGGAATTTGCCATCAATGAAGTGAAGGCGCCTACCCGCAATCGTCACTTCGTCGCAGACGGCGATGCCATCAAGACCGTGGCCGCCAACGCGGGCGAGCTGGACATTGCATCCACCGACGTGCTCGGCATGGATGTGGTGGACAGCATTCGCACGACGATGGAATCGATCCCTCTGCCGCCGCCCGCCATCAAGATCCCCGAGGACAAGGTGGCCGAGGATTCGCCACTGCGTGTGCTGCTGGTCTCCCCCGCGCAATACCACGCATTCGCCCAGGACCCCGGCTTCCGCCAGTTCCAGGCGAACGCCCTGGCGCGCGCGTCCAAGGCCAACAACCACCCCCTGTTTCTGGGTGAAGTGGGCCTGTGGAACGGTATCTTGATCTGCAAGATGCCCAAGCCCATCCGCTTCTATGCTGGCGACACTGTCCGCTACTGCGCCTCCTACGAGACCGAGACGGAAAGCACCTGCATCGTCCCTGCCTCGTTCGGCACCACCCATGCGGTGGACCGCGCGATCCTGCTGGGCGGCCAGTCGCTGGCCCAGGCCTTCGGCAAGTCCAAGCACGGTGGCATGCCGTTCTTCTGGTCTGAGAAGGACTTCGACCACGGCGACAAGCTGGAGCTGCTGATCGGCGCCATCATGGGCGTTTTCAAGATCCGCTGGCTGGTGTCGCAGGGCAACGGCAAGAAGCACTTCACCGACCACGGCGCGACGGCCATCGACACGGCTGTGCGCATCATCGGCGAGCGCAACTGACGCGCCCCAGGGCGGGCGGTCGGCTGATCGCCTGTCCTCCGCTGAGTTCTTCACCATTTCATCGGAGGCCAACATGGCAACCATCACCAAAGTGCAGTCCGCCAGCAATCGCCTCGGCGCGACGCCGTGGGGCAACCTGAGCGCCCTGCATTACACCCTGGCCACCAATGCGGCCGGCGCGGCCCTGGGCGGCGACATCCTGACGCCCGCCATTCAGGGCACAAAGATCCGCCTGGGCCTGCTGCCCGCTGGCTTCAAGCTGATCGACAGCCTGGTCGTCGTTGCCGTTGGCATGACGGCATCCGTCACTGCCAAGATCGGCTTCGAGTATGCCGACGGCGTGGATGTGCCGGCCGTGCCGCAGGACGACGACTACTTCGGCGCTGGCGTGAACCTGGCCGCCACGGCGCGTCTGCGCAACGCCACCGCCAATCCGGTCATCACGCTGCCCAAGGATGCGTACCTGATCCTGACCGTGGGCGGCGCGGACAACGCCAAGGCCAGCGCGCTGGACTTGGTGGTGCTGGGAGTCCCCGAAGGCGTGGCCTGATCGAAGCCGCGCTCGCGGCGATGAACCATGCAGCAAGCCGGCCTGTCCGGCTTGTTTCACATGAACGGAGCGAATCATGAAATTCGACAAGCTGGAATACACGGGCAAGAAGCCCTATCACGACCGTCTGGCGGCCACCCATTGGCAGCCTGGCGACACCAAGCTGGTGCCCGAGGCCGTCGCGCGCAAGCTGCTGCGCTTCGTGGAGTTCAGCCGCGCGCCGGCAACCCAGCAGCAGGCGGACCAGTTGCAGCTGGAGGCCCAGCAGGGTCAGCAGGCGCAGCAGCCCGACACGTCGGACCAGCAGGACGATGCTGCGCTCCAGCAAGCGCACGCCGCCCAGCAGCAGGCGGACCAGTTGCAGCAGCAAGAGCGCGCGGCCACAGAGTCCATGCTCCTGACCATCGAGGGCATGGACAAGGGCGCCCTGGCCAAATACGCGGCGAAGTACGAGGTCAAGCTCGACGCGCGCAAGGGCGAGGCCAAGATGCGCGCCGAGGTGGCCAACCTGATCGAGCAGTTCGGAGCACGCTGATATGACGCTCCAGGATCTGATCAACCGCTTCCGCGCCGACTCCAAAGACTGCGTGAAGCCCTACCTTTGGGGCGAGGAACTGGTGACAGCCTGGCTGAACGAGGCCGTGGCTGAAGCGGCGGTGCGCGGCCGGCTTCTGTTGGAAGTAGAGCGCCCTCAAGTCTGCCATGTGCCGGTGAAGGAAGGTCAGTCCACCTATCCTCTGCACCCCGCCCTGTACGAGATCACCTATCTCGCCTACGAGATCGACGGCGCGCGGGAACCACAGGAGTTGACGCTGGTTTCCACGGAATGGCTGGACCGCCATCAGCCAGGGTGGCGCCACAAGCGTCTTGATTGCACGCGCTGGGCTGTGCAGGGCGAACGATCCATCCGACTCGTGCCGGCCCCGCCGCGCGACGGGCGTCTGGTGTTGGAGGGCTACCGCCTTCCGATGCGACCCATGTGCAGCTCGGGAGAGTCGCCCGAGATCCATGCCTTCAGCCATGAAAAGCTGGTGCTCTGGGCCCTGCACCGTGCTTTCTCGCAGCCAGACGCGGATGGTTTCGACCCGACGCGCGCGGCAGCAGCAGAGGCTGAGTTCACTCGGTACTTTGGGCGCCGGCCCGACTCCGACTTGCGCCGGCAAACCCGTGAGGACCAGCCTCACGTCACCGAATCCATCATTCTTTGAGGAGAGCCATCATGTTCGGCTTTCAACCAGGTCGGCGAGAAGCGCAGGCGGCAGAGCAGCCGCGACTGGGTTTCCGCCCGCGCAGCAAGGCCGCGGCTGTTGCTGAGGCCCAGAACCAGGCGCCCGACTCCATCCCAGCCATGGTGAAACCGGGTGAGTTCGTCTTGCCGCCCGATACCGTGCACGCCATGGGCGGCGCTGGCGCGCTGCAGGCCGCCGTCGATGCCACCCACACACCAGCGCCCGAGCAGGCATTCGTGCCGCGCGGCTTCAAGCCCAAGGTGTTCTTCGCCAACGGTGGTGCGCCTGAGGACCAGATCCCGCTGGGCGGCTACCCCAAGGCGCCGACTCCAGACGGCTCGCAGTCCAATCCCATGAATACCGAGCTGGGCCGCAATGTGTCGAACCTGGCCAATGCCGTGCCTGGTGCGCTGGGCGGCAGTGCGTCTGCCCTCGCGCGCACGGGTGGGGCAATCAGTGGCGCCATCAACTCCGGAACAAACGCCGCGCGCGGGCTTGCGGTCGGCGCCGGGATCGGGGGCGGTGCCGCCGCAGCCGCAGCACCTGCTGCTGCCTCCACGATGGCGAGCCCCGCGCCCTCCACAGCTCCAGCAAGCTCAGTTGCAACGCCGCAGGCCACGCCTCCGGCCGGAAGCACCATGGGCCCGCCCAGCTCAGCCGCACCACAGGAAGTTCAGCCCGGGATCTTCCGTCAGGGCAACAGCTTCGGCGACAGCGCACAGAGCGCGGCGCTCGGCGCCCAGCCGCGCGGCTTGCCCTCCCGGCAAAACGACCTGGCCGCCCAGAACCTGGCCGCGCAATCGACAGCGCGCGGTTTCACGCCAGGCCAGCGCACAGAGGTCGAGCAGCCCCGTCTGGGCTTCCCAGGCTACCGAGCACCAACCGTCGCCCACTCCGGCAACGATTGGCAGGCACGCAAAGACCTCCAGAACCTGGAAACTGGCGCAAGCAGCATCATGAACCGGCCCGAGTTCGCTGCAGCCGGCATGGCCCGCTTCCGTGGCGGTGGCGCTCAGTCCGGCCCGCCGCCGGCAGTGGCCGCCTACCAGGCCGCCCTGCAGACCGACTCGGCGCTGCGCCAGGCCCAGCCAGGCCTGGATGCCGAGACCATGCGCCAGAACGCAGGCCTCATGCGCGAAGACATGCAGCAATCCGGCGGCGTGCAGCGCGAGGCCATGCAGCAGGATGGCGAAACCGGGCGCACGGGGATGCGCTTGGGCATCGAGCAGCAGCGCCTGCAGGGCGAGGCCGAAGCGCGCGGCTTCAAGACCCGGGCCCAACGCCAGGAAGAGCAGCTGCGCAATACGCTGCTCGATCCCAACGCCACGCCCCAGCAGAAACAGCAGGCTCAGCAGTCCATGCGCGCGATCCGTGGTGATGCAGATCCGTCACCCTGGAAGGTCACGGTCACGCCTGCGGTCAAGAATGCCGATGGTTCCACGAGCCAGGGCAGCATCATCCGGCACAACGCCGTCACGGGTGAGGTGCAGCAGGTGGATGCGGGGGCTTCGGGGGCGCTGCCGACGGTGCGCAGCCCCCAGGACTTGGCGAAGCTTGAAAAGGGGGCGCTGTTCGTTGATGCGGCGGGGGTGCAGCGGCGCAAGACCTGAGTGATTCTCCCGACTCGCTGCGGCTTAACTCTGCGAATTCGCAGAGTTAAAAATCCTGCCCAGCGTTGCCGGCATGCCGAGCGCGTCAAATGCGTAAATTTCCGCATTTGACGCGCGCCCGCCTCGCCGCGACCTGCGCAAACCGGCTCAGCCACATGGTTGGACACCTTCCTGGGCCTCGCAACGCCTGAGACTCCACCCCCCCCACTCTCAAGGAGAGGTGCGGGGGGCGGTCGAACCCTAGCCGGGGCTGGCTTGGAGGGGCGCAGCCTATACCGCGTAAGCGTGTTCGCCAGGATCTTCTTCGTCCTCATCTGGGAACATCTCGGCCGAGATCATCTGCCACAACGTGCTCAGGTAATCCGCAAGCCAAGTTTGCTCCAGATCACCCTTGGCGACATCCACCATGACCTGCTCCAACTCAGCGGTCTTCGGCAGCATCACGCCCTGTTCTTCCAAATAGACAAGCGCACAGGCAAGACCTGTGCGCTTGTTCGCATCGTTGAAGACATGGCCCCTAGCTATCGCCACGGCGTACATGGCGGCGATGGCGAAGACATCATCCAGGCCCTCGTAGACGGCCCAGTTCTCTATGCGCTGAAGTGCTGATTCAACACCACCGCGGCCGCTGGCCGCGAAACCTGGGAGACCGCCGAACTCCGCGATGATCTCATCGTGGATCGCTATGACGAAGTCCAGCTCCAGGGCCAACTATCGGTCCCTCAAGGCCACGAACACTTCACGGTGGGTGTCGATCACACGGCGAGCCGCAGTGATCACATTCTTCCGTGCTTCGGGGGTCTTGACGCTGACAGTCGTGCGGGGAGAGATGATCACTCGCGGACGCAGCACAACGCCAGCCACCACTTTCTTCTTGTCAGTGATTGCAGTCATACTTTGCTCCTGTCCAAAAGTCGCGTAGAAATGATCGTATTTCTATATCGCGTATTTGCATTGTGCCATTGCATCGAAATTGTTGTTGTAACTTCTGGCCGTTGTTTTTCAGCATGAGAAATTGCACGTTGAAATTGCATGTGTTTTTTCAGCACCGTCGAAGAAGGCCCTGAACCACGTAGGAACCATGTCGTGAAATTGATTGCAAAGTCTGCCGTATGCATCGGACTCTGGGCCGTAGCGTCCTCCTACGCCAGTGCAGCAGACTACGCCACCTGCCTCCTGGACAAGCTCCCTGGGGTGAAGAACGCGCCGGCCCACGCGGCCGCGCTGAACCTGTGCGCCCAGCAGCACCCAGACAAGTTCTTCGAGGTCCGTCGCGGCTCGGGCCGTGGCCTGCTGGGGCCGAAGTCCCCGGAGCAATGCACGCTAGACAAGGCGCGCGACACATCCTGGCAGCCGGCGGCTGGGATGATCATGCGCGCATGCGGCTGCCTGTACACGCAGAGCGCAGGCCCGACTGACATGTGCGAGCGGTATCCCCTGTCAGCGGAGATTCGCGCGCAGCACCCGCTGGTGAAGACCGACGCGGACCTGCTCAAGCTGGAGACGCACTACCGGCGGATCTACACAGCGCACCCTGATGCCGACTCCCTGTACCAGAGGAAAGACTTCTGGGCCTGGGTCACCCAGAGCAAGGCACGCGAGGACTCGCTGATAAAGGGATCGACGGAATCGATCATCCGGGTGATGAGTGAGTTCAAGGCAATTGGTGCCGCAGACACCAAGTGGCTGGATGGAGTATCGACAGTTGTGCAACCTGCAAGGTAGCGCGATCAGCCTGAGAACTCCACCAGCTCGGCAACCTGGGCAAACATGTGCACCGTGTCACGAAGGAAACGGCTGTAAGCGCAGTCCGTGCGGCTGAAGGCCTTCGCTGCCAGGTTGATGGCTGCGCCTGCGTAGCCCCATGTGAAGCAGAACTCGGCCGCATCCTCGAAGTTACGGTCCTTCATCGCGCGGATGTGCGACAGAGCGAGCTCAACGGCGTAGTCAACGTCCGAGTCGACATCCTTCCAATGTTCATCAGCGCAGCGAGTGCTGACGAGCCGGCCCAGGTCATCTTCCGCTTTGGCCAGGGCCAGCGCCATCATCTGCTCGAAGGTGGGGCGCGCAGCTGCCGGAGCTTTGCGCGCGCGAGGCTTTGCTGTAGCATTCATTCCTGAATCCTTTGATCGCTCGATTGATTCGCCTTGAAGGCCCTGCCGGCTCCACCCGGCGGGGCTTTCGTCTTTTGGGGCTGCTTACGACAGCAGCAGCTTCTGCACCATGTCCAACTGAGGGGACTCGCCGTGCAGCTTGGCCTGGTTGTCTGTGATGCGCTGCCAGTCGTTGCGCGTGTCTTGGCCGAGGGCGAAGCGGTCGCAGAAGTCAGCCACGGCTGCGGTTTGCTCCTTGGTCATTTCCTGGAAGTTGCGCGTGCCGGCGAACAGGTTGAGCAAGGCGTAGACTTTGTTGAACATCAGCTTGTGGCGGATGACAGTGTCCACGGCGAAGTGGTACAGAGGTAGGCGGTCTTGAGGATCGCTGCGCTTGCTCCCGTCTGGCTTCGGGCCGCGCACTGCCACGCCATCGTTCCAGTACTTCCAGAGGGCGTCATCGCACTCGTTCTGATATTGGATGACGCGCGCACGGACCTGCGGGCTCTTGATCTTTCCCGTCTCGATACCCATCAGCCATCCCGGGAGCTTCCTCAAGGACATGCAGGTGACGGAACGGGATTGGTCATCCCCCGGGACCTGAATCACCATCTCGGTGACGCAGGTCGAGAAGCGCTCAGCCGTCAACTTCCGATGCTGCGGCTGCCACGTCAGCCCCATACCTTCCACGATGGGCTTCATCGGTGTGTATGGCTGACCTTCGTGCTCCACGACGTACAGCTGCGTACCATGGAACGGCGCCGTGATCACCCGGCCGCAGCCGGCTTGAGTAGAATCGCGCACGATACTTTCCTTTCTCACATTGGTTGTGTCACCTGACGCCCCGGAGCTCCTACCTTCCGGGGCGTTTCCTTTTGTCAGACTGCTCATTGCTGAACCTCTGGCCTGGGCTGCAGCGCCTGCCGGAGCATCGCAACAATCTGCCCGTTGAATGTCCGATCGTTACGCTTGGCCTCCTCGTGCACCTGGGTGTGCATGTCACGAGGCAAGCGAAGTGCTGTCTTTGCCCAGTCGTTCTGTGATGTGCTTGATGCCATGTTTGCTCCTGTGAATCTACAGTAGATGCATTCTGCATGAAAATCTACGGTAGATGCATTGTTGACTTTACGGTAAGGGCATAATTCATCCATGGCCACAAATGCACCTCAAGACGACTGGCACAAGACGGGTTTGCGCCTGCCTCGGGATCTACACCTTCAGCTGCATGAGGCGGCTGTAGCTAGTGGCCGCTCGTACAACTCTGAGATCGTGGCTCGGCTACAAGGAAGCTTCGAAAGCGGAGGGGCCTTTGAGTCACGCGGGGGCGATGGGGCGACCTCGACAAAAGAACCAGAAGAAGACCTTGCAGTGCGCATAGCGAAGAAGGTTGTTGCTGCCCTTCGACCTGACGGGCTGGATCTCGTAACTGGCGGCCAGCCCACCATCAAGCAAGGACCACCTCCCGGCCCCGAAGCAAAGGACTGAACAGACCGAGCCCGCACCAGCGGGCTTTTTTGCGACCCCCTGTAGGGTTCGACCACTCCCTCCCTCGCGCAGAGAGTGGAGGGATGGCACAAAACTGGCTCGATCAAGCATCCACACCTGTCACACCTTCGGAGCAGAAGGAGTCCGCAGACACGTCGTGGCTGGACAAAGGATCAACCCTCGTCAAGGACGGTGAGGCGAAAGGCCGTAGCGCTGCCGACTACGCCCGAGACGCAGCCGCCTGGACAGTGAAGGGTGCCATCGCAGTGCCTGAGGCTGCTGTCGGCTTGGCTGACCTGGCGACAGGCGGACGAGTTGGCAAGTTCCTCGAGAACGAGGGCGGCTCAGTCGGTTTCCGCCCGAAGCCTGCTCGGGAAGCCGTCAACGAATGGCACTCTGACGCCACCAAGGAAGCCCAGCGCAAGTTCCAGGAAGCCGAGGGCCTGGGCGGCAAGTTCAAGGCTGCCGTTGAAAACCCGTCCAACATCGTCGGCGCGGTCGTTGAATCGCTACCGGCCATGGGCGCGGGCGGCGTGGCGGCGCGCGCATTGGGTGCGGCTACGCGGCTGGGCCAGGCTGGCGCGAAGGGCGCTGCAGCTGCTGGTGCGCTGGGCGAGGGCGTGGTGGGCGCGGGCTCTGCTGCAGAGCAGATCCGCCAGGAAACCGATGATGGGCTGCTCTCGCCGGGCCAGGTCGCGGCGGCGGCTGCCACGGGCGCGGCCACGGCGGGCTTCGGGTATGCAGGCGGGCGCATGGCACAGCGCCTGGGCATTGGTGATGCCGAGACCATGCTTGCCCAGGGCAACCAGGGTATTGCCAAGCAGTTCGCCGACGACGCGGCCATGGCAGCCACCAATCCGTTGCTGCAGCAGCGCGCGGTCAAGAGCATTCCGCGCCAAGTGATTGAAGGGGCCATCTCCGAAGGTTTCCTCGAGGAGTTGCCGCAGTCTGTGGCAGAGCAGATCTTCCAGAACCTGGCCTTGGGCAAGGACTGGTCCCAGGACGTGGATACGGCGGTGGTGCTGGGCACGCTGTCGGGCGCGGCCATGGGCGGTGGCGCGGCGGGGTATCGGGCTGCGCGCGAGCCACGAGCGGGCGCGGCCGAGGCCGGCCAGGCAGTCGATGCGGCGGGCCAGGAGGATCGGCAAGCCGCTCCTGACGTTGCAGGCGCTCCGGTCGCTGCTGCTGCTCCAGCGCCGGGCGCGGCGGCTGAGCCGGATGCTCCGGTACCGAATCCAGGCCTGGATGCCGTGCGCCGCGAATTCGATGCCCGCATGTCGCAGCTGCAGCAGGAAGAGGGCGGCGAGCCCGAGGTGCCGCAGTCCGCTCCACTCGATGGCGCGGCAGCCCTGGCGCAGCAGCGCGCGGCAGAACAGGACCGGCGCGATGCGGAGAGCGCGGCCAATCGCGCGGTCGAATCCCCAGACGACGAGATCTTGCAGTCCACGGGCGCGGCGCCTTTGTCTCCCTCGCGCGCCATGGGGCTGGACCCTGCTGCCGGCTCTCTGTCCGCAGCTGCTGCCCTGGCCGTGGACTCCGGCGCGGCTGCGCAGGCCCAGCAGGCCAGTGCCATGGCCCAGGCCGCAGAGGAAGCCGCACGCGCGCCAGCCAAGAAGAAGGCCTCCGAGCGCCAGGTCACTGCAGACCCTGCTACAGGCGAGATTCAGGGCGGGGCCATGGCCACCTGGACAGATGAAGACCTGTCCAACGCATTCCGCTCTGCCCAGGCCAAGAACGTGCGCCTGCAGCTGGCGCGCGAGCTGTCGCGCCGCCGCGCCGAGCGTGACCAGCAGACCCCGGCCACCGCGCCGGCCGCATCCGCAAATCCATCCACCCAGCAAGGAAGCATCGATGGCACACAAGCCGATCAAGCCCAGCCGCCGCGCGCGGAATCTTCGCAGGCAGCAGGAGCGCAGGGAGCGCCGGTTGCAGGTCCTGGCCCTGCGCAGGAGCTGACCAATGGCACCACCTCGTCTCAGCACGATGGCGCGCAAGCAGGTGCAGCGCCAGGCCCGCAGGCTCAAGCGCCAGTCCAAACAGCAGCCCAGCGCATCGATGCCGGCCGCGCGGCCTGGGTCAGCATGCCCACCGCAGAGCGCAAGGCCTTGGCAGGAAAGCTTGAGGGCCTGAAGCCGGTCATCCGCAAGGCCCTACCTGGCGCCACATGGGAGCGGCTGAATGCGGATCTGCAACGCAAGATCGCGGACGCCATGGCGCCGCAGGGAGAGACCAATGATTCACCCGCACCTGCAGTACGGCTGGCAGATGAACGCCCAGCAGGCCCTGCGGCTGCTGCGGAGGATGGGGGCGGTGAGCCGACAGGACGCGCGCCAGATGCGCAGTCTGCTGGGCCGCGAGGTAGCGGTGCCGAACAGCCTGCTGCCGGCCTGCAATCTGCTGTACCTGGCCGAAGTGGCGCCAGCGAACAGACTGCCGCTGTAGAGCCTGCTGGTGCTCCAGCGCCTACGGTGGGCGAGCAGCAGGCCCAGGCCATCGCCAAGGAAGGGAACGACGCGCGGCGCGCGCAGCTGCTGGCCGCCAGCGAGCGCTGGACCAGTATGCCGGTGGCCGAGCGCCAGGCTGTGGCGAAGGCCGCCAAGGGGCTGAACGCTCCGGCGCGCGCAGGTGCCCACACGCGCGCCTGGGCTGATCTGGCGCCCAAGGTGCGCGAGAAGCTGGCCGCCGCCATGCCCGATGCTGCTGCAGCACCTGCAGCACCTGCATCCGTGGAAGCAGCCGCGCGGGAGGCGGCCACCAGCCAGGCCAACGACCTGCCCGAGCCGACCGATGCCCAGAAGGAGGCGGGCAACTACAAGAAGGGCCACGTCCGCCTGAACGGCCTGGACATCAGCATCGAGAACCCCGCCGGCAGCCGCCGCCGTCCAGAATGGCCGCCCCTGAAGAACCACTATGGCTACTTCAAGGGTTCTGTGGGCGCGGACAAGGACCATGTGGACGTGTTCATGACCGAGCGCGCGAGCGACCCGGACCTGCCGGTGTTCGTGGTGGACCAGGTGAACCGTGATGGCTCATTCGATGAACACAAGGTGGTGCTGGGTGCGGCCGACGAGGCCGGTGCGCGGAGCACCTACCTGGGGAACTATGAGAAGGGGTGGACGGGCCTGGGCGGCATCACCCAGATGACGCAGGATGAATTCAGGTCCTGGCTGCGTGATCCGGCGAAGACGAAGAAGCCGGCCGGCACGCTGCTTGGCGCAGCGCCTGCGCCCACGAAGAAGCCGCGCGGCGTCCTGGCCAAGAAGGCAGTGGCGGAGGAGGCCGCGCGCGCCAACTACTTCACCCCGGGCAACATCGTGAAGGGGTACGGGGATAGCCATGTCCGCGTGGTCTGGTACACGCCGGCCAATGCCGATGGCGTGTGGAGCGTGACGGTGCGCCAGGTGGAGAAGCAGGGATCGGGCTGGCAGGATGTGCCGGGCGTGCGCGAGCGCACCCATGCCACGCAGCCCAGCGCACGCGAATTGAAGGCCGGGCCGGTGGAGCGCGCCGAGGAACTGCCGTTCCGCCGTGGCGAATCCGATGGCCAGGGCCTGACCGATGACCAGATGGCCAACCTGCTGCGCATCATGCGGCCGGAGCCGGCGGCGTTTTCCGAAGCTGCACGGGCCCAGGCCGTGGGCAAGGTGCGCGAGACGGTGGATGCCATACGCAAGGGTTGGAGCAACGGGCCAGAAGTCGTCGTGGCCTTCGACATGAACGACCCGGCTGTGCCGGAGGCAGCGCGGCGCGCGGACTTGCGCCAGCGCAGTGGCGGGGCCTCCGGAGCGCCCGAGGGCTTCTACTGGCGCGGCAAGGCCTACCTGCTGGCCAGCAAGCTGAACACGTCCGCCGACGCGGCACGCGTGCTGCACCACGAGGTGCTGGGCCATCATGGCCTGCGCGGCATGTTCGGCCCGGAGCTGAACAAGATCCTCAACCAGGTGGCCACCATGCGCCAAGCCGAGGTGGCGGCCAAGATCAAGGAATATGGGCTGCGCGGCGTCACGGACCTGAGCCGGCGCCACGCGGCCGAGGAAGTGCTGGCCGAGATGGCCGAGAAGACGCCGCAGCTGCATTTCGTGCGCCGTGCCGTGGCCGCCATCCGCAACTGGCTGCGGGCCAACGTGCCCGGGTTCGGGCGCCTGAAGCTGTCGGACGCCGACATCATCCAGGGCTACATCCTGCCGGCGCGCGATTTCGTGGAGCGCGGGCAGCGTACCGCTACAGACCGTATCGAGCCGGTGTTCAGCCGTTCGGACTCGGCGGCCGCCATGCCCGACGCCATCATCGGCAGCACACTGGGCAGCGCATCGAAGCATCCCGACTACGCTGCGGCCAAGGGCGGGGATGTTGCGGCGGCCACGCGGCTGGCCGTGGACCTCGTGACGCCTGAGATGGCGGCGAAGGTGGCAGCTGCGCTGGGTGGTGCGCGGCCGCGCGTGCTGCCGGTGGCTGCCGAAGAGTCCAGTGGTCGCAACAAGATTCCGCGCGCCGTGGCCGAAGTCCTGGCGGCACGCCTTGGCCTGGAAACGGCGACGGGCATCGTGCAGGCGAACCGTGCACAGCGCACGGGTCTTGATGGGCTGGACCGCATCTTTGCACCTGTAGATTTCGCGGGCACCGTAGAGCCGGGCGACTACCTCCTGGTGGATGACACCCTCACGCAGGGCGGCACGTTCGCGGCCCTGGCCAGCCACATCCGCGAGGGCGGTGGAAACGTGGTGGGCGTGGTTGCGTTGACCGGCAAGCAGTACAGTGCAAAAATCCAGCCCTCTCCCGAAACCCTGGCCTCCCTCCGTCAAAAACATGGTGACCTCGAAGACCAATTCCGCGCAGCCACAGGCTACGGCTTCGACGCGCTCACCGAGTCGGAAGCCCGATACCTCGCGAGATTCGAGCCGGCTGAGCGACTCCGAGATCGAATCGCTGAAGAAGGACGACGCGCAGGCGAGCGCGCAGATCAAGGCAATCCTCGCCAAGGCGATGCAGGCGACGAACTGAGCTTCAGCCGCTCGCGGCTTTCGGAGATCAAGGACAGCGCCCTGGACCAGCTCCAGAAGACGATGTCCCACCCCGGCAAGGTCTCTGTCTGGGACAAGACCATCGGCACCATGCGCCACTTGGCTGAGCGTGCGCCAGCCTTCAAGCCGGTCTACGAGGCGGCCCAGCGCAACATCGATGATGTGTCCATGCTGGCCAATGATGCGGCCGACCGGGCGCCGCGCCTGTTGCCGCGCGTGGACACCATCGGCGATCTGGTGGGCAAGAATCGTAAAACCCCTGTCTCGGCGGCCGACAACAAGGCCGTGGCCAAGCCGCTTTTCGAGGGCACGCTGCTCTGGTGCCGGGACGTGGACGGCAAGGCCGTGCTGGTGGACGAGCTGACCAAGAAGTACGGCAACCTGCCCGCCGACGACAAGGCACAGCTGCTGCTGCGCGCTGGCCGGCTGGACGACCGCATGCTGCGCGCGTGGCGCGGTCTGCCGCTGGCCCAGTACGAAGCGCTGGTGAATTCGCGCTTCGAGAGCAAGATGCTCAAGGCCGGCGCGGTATGGACGGATGCCGAACTGCAGACGATGTTCGGCGCCACGCCCAACCAGATTGCCCTGTACCGCGAAGCCCGCGCGGCCATTGACCGCTCCATCGACATGACTGCCCGCGCGGACATGATGCGCGCGCTGGGCGACGAGTACGCCGGCCTGCGCGACATGGTGCTGGACGCACCCAAGCTGGCCGATGCTCTGGAGCTGCTGATCACCACGCTGCAGGAGGATGCCAAGGCCAAGCCTGACATGGCCGAACGGCTGCTGCAGCTGAACAACATGGTGGTGGATCGGGCGGCCACGGCCAAGGATCTGCAGGACGGCGGGTATGCGCCGCTGTCGCGCTTCGGGCGGTACACGCTGGACGTGGTTGACCAGGAGGGCAACCGCCAGTACTTCGGCATGTACGAGACCATGAAGGACGCCAACCTGGCCAAGATCCAGATGGCCCAGGCCTTCCCCGGCGCGGTGATCACCCAGGGCACCATGAGCCAGCAGTCCTTCAAGCTGTTCGCGGGCATCACTCCCGAGACACTGGAGATCTTCAAGGACATGGTCGTGGGCAAGGAAGCCGACGCGGCCACGCGCAAGGTGTTCGATGAATACCTGAAGCTGACAAAGAACAACCACAGCGCCTTGAAGCGCCTGATCCAGCGCAAGGGCATCGAGGGCTACAGCCAGGACGTGGGCCGCGTGGTGGCCAACTTCATCTACAGCAATGCGCGCCAGGGCGCGGCGGGCCTGAATGCCGGCACCATGGACCGCGCGATCAACGACATCCCGAAGGAGCAGGGCGAGCTGAAGGACCTGGCCATGGGCCTGCGCAGCTACATCCGCGATCCACAGGAAGAGGGCCAAGCCGTGCGCGGCATGCTGTTCGCGCAGTACCTGGGCGGCTCGCTTGCCTCGGCCGTGGTCAACATGACCCAGCCCTTTGCGGTGACGCTACCCTGGCTCAGCCAGTTCGGCGGCATTCGTGCGGCCAGCGGCCAGATGGCGCGGGCCTTGAAGGACATGGGCACGCGCGGCATGAAATACGAACCTGACCTGGCTCACGCGCTGAAGTCCGCCGAGGACGACGGCGTGGTCTCGCCACAGGAAGTGCACCAGCTCATGGCCCAGGCGCGCGGAGCGGGCGGCCTGCGCTCGGGCGATGGCACCAAGTCTGGCGATGCTCGCGCGGCGGCCGGCAATGCCTGGGAACGCGCCAAGGTGGCCTGGGGCCAGCCCTTCGCCCTGGCCGAGCAGTTCAACCGGCGCTCCACATTCATCGCAGCCTTCCGCATCGCCAAGGCACAGGGCATGGATGATCCAGGCGCCTTCGCGCGCAAGGCCGTGCTGGAGACCCAGTTCGTCTATTCCAAGGCCAACAAGCCCCAGTGGGCACGCGGCGCCGTGGGCGGCACGCTCTTCACCTTCAAGACCTATTCCGTCAGCTACCTGGAGCTGATGCAGCGGATGTGGAAGCAGGGAGGGCCAGAGGGCAAGCGCGCGGTGGGCTGGGCCCTGGCCATGCTGCTGCTGATGGGCGGTGCGGGCGGCGTGCCCTTTATGGAGGACGCAGAGGACCTGATCGACGGCGTGGGCCAGATGATGGGCTACAACCTCAGTTCCAAGCAGTGGCGCAAGGAGGCCCTCGCGGGCATCGTGGGCAAGGAGCTGGCCGAGTTCCTGGAGCAAGGTGTCTCGGGCCTGCCAGGCGCGCCCATCGATGTTTCCGGGCGCTTGGGCATGGGCAACCTGCTG